TAAGGACACACTGTCAGATGCTTGAGTAGCAATCGAACCCAGACCAAGGCTGGTACGAGCAGTTGCGCCAGACTCAACAGTGAAGGCACTGCCATTGCCAACAATGAAGTTGCCATCAGAGTTGGACAATCCTGCCAAAGTGGCGGTTTGCGCGTTATAGCTTTGGACGTCGGTGTTAATAACCAAGCCCAGGGTGCTACGTACTGCAGAGGCATCAGCATCATCAAGAATGCTTCGGCCAAAGGCAGTTAGGTCGGCAACGGCATAGGTGTCGCTACCTGTTGTGTAGATCAGCTTGTTAGCAGCAGTTGTCAGACCTGCGATGCTGGCCAAACCAGCGTCATAGGCTTGAATCTCAGTACCCGGACGCAGACTAAGCGTTGCTTGCACAGCAGACGCGTTAGCGTCATCCAGAAGTGTGCGAGCAAAGGCTGTTAGATCAAACGTTGCATAGGTGTCTGATCCAGTCGCGTAGATGCCTTTGTTGGCAGATGTTGTCAGACCTGCAATAGATGCGAGCCCTGCGTCGTAAGCCTGAATGTCAACACTCGGCTCAAGATCCAGTGCCTGCTGCGCCGCAGAAACAGACGTTGCACCAGTGCCACCATCACTGACGGCCAAAGTGCCGGTAATGCTGGAAGCGGCCAGATCAACAGCGATTTCGCTGCTTTCAATGACCAGACCACCATTGGCCTTCAGGTCAGCACTGATTTCAACGCCACTCTTCGTAAGACCATCACCAGCAGTAATCGCACCAGCGCCAGAGAACTGAGTAAAGCTCAGTGCAGTTGTGCCAACAGTGATGCTGCCATCAGTTGTCAATACAAAACCAGCATCAGCATTAACAGTGCCCTGCTCAACAAATGTGAACGCGCCAGAAGTTACTTCTGCATTAGTGTCAAAGTCACTAGACCGTGCCCAAGCACCTGCTTTGCAGTCATAAATGCCGTTCTGAGAGCCTGTGCTTTGGTTCTTGACCAGCACACGCTCATCAGCAGAAACTGCAACACCATCAATCGTCTGAGTGCCAGATAAAGTGATGTTGGCAGTCGTCGCAACTTTGCAGCTTTCCTTGACATCAAGGCCGCTAGTTAGCGCATCAGCGTATGACTTTGTAACTGCATCTTGCGCAGACGTGGGATCAGCCAGGTTGGTAATTTTCTGGCTATTAAGATCAACCGAACCCGTAGGATTTGCCAGCGAATCAAGAGTGTTGGCCTGTACTCCAGCATCAAAATCAGAGATCTTGGTGTGAGCAAGAGACGGGATGTCTGATGCCTGCAGTGCTGCGATAGCAGTGACAAGACCTTTGCCGTTGACTGTTACGCCAGAGGTGGTTCCCGGTGAAGAGTTGACAGTGGCAAGGGTTCCAGTGATCGACGTAGTGCCAGAACCACTAATGTCACCAGAAACCGTGATGGTCTGGTTTGCTGTTAAAAATCCTTCTGCCTGCACATACGCGGTAGTCGCAACGCTTGTGCTGTCATTGCCACTGCTTGGTGTGGTTGCAGTGGCTGACCCGCCAAGAGCAACAGTGCCGCTAAAAGTCTTTGCGCCAGAAATGGTCTGCGTGCCGCTCAGCGTCGCGTAGGCGCCATCACCACCAATAGCAACGATTGAACTAGCAGAGCCGCCAGAACCACCAGTGCCAATGCCGATATATAGGATGCCATTACCAGCATCACTTTCGTTGTAGGCAAGTTCCGCCTGCTCGAGACTTGCGGGGCTGCCTGCTGAGGATCCAGCACTACGTCGACGAATGCGAATAGTCATGGCTTAAAAAGCGGGGGTGATGTTTGCGGGGTTAAAAATTTCCCCCGTCAGTCAGAGTTGATGTCGTGTTGACGGTGTCAGCCTTAAAACTACCTGCTGACGCAGAATAGTAAATTAGGCTCCCGTCCACTTTAGCTGTTTGATCAAGGGTGAAATCACCAGGAGGGCCTTGCGGTCCAGCTGTCGTTGCAGTGACAGTTGTCAGCTGCCCGCTGGTGCTGACAGTGACCGTATTTTTTTGCGTGGTTACGTTTACTGAAGTCATCTTGTGTACGACTGGTCAACAGAAATAATGCCTTCTAGGTAATACTCTTTGTCGCCATCTGCGTTTGTAACCAACACGTCGTAATATAAGCTGTCAGGAAAATCAGTTGTCTGCGTATCTGTCAGACTTATTGTCACCTGACCATTGCTGCGGTTGGTGTAAACAACGCCAAAGTCAGCGTGTTTTGTTGTGCGCTCTTTGTTCCACGCCTGTGCCGCTACCGTTGAACCACTTAAATTAATCGCAGCATCGTTGCTGTCTTTAAACTGCAAAAGGACAGACCAGTCAGCTGCCCTCTGCAGTTGAAAGTTGTACGTTCCAGGGTTGACGGCCATGGCTTACCTCCTCAACCCACTATAACGACACCAGCTTACCGCCTATCTCTTGCCTTGGCCTTTGTATTTTTTGCGGCCGTGCGAAGCTTTCGAGTGCTGGCCATTGCCTTGACGAGTTTTTTTGGGCTTGCTTACGACAAAAATGTCACCGTTGAGCGACTTGGCCATCAGTAGCCGTCAGTGGACTGCAGGTTTTGGTACTTACGTGCCAAGTCTGTAAACAGACCATGCTGTGGATGACTGATCTGATCACGGCCATCCAGAAGAAACAACTCTTCCAGCCAAGCTTGGCGGTTAGACATCGCTTGGATGTCCTCCGCGCCAGGCTTAGAAGAAATCATCGGATCAGGACGTTGCATCAGCTCCAGGGTTTGCCTTGGCCTTTGGTTGGAGTGCGCTGCTCATCCAGTTGTGCTTGGAGCGCAGCTTGGATCTCAGTAACCTTTGCGTCACCGCCAAGAGCGGTTTTGACCCATTCGATGACTTGTAATTCGGTTAGGTCGGCATACGGAATGAGAGTCTCTGGACGCTCTAGACCGACAGACCCGTACGCTCCGGCAGAGTAGGAATCGTCTTTTGCGTTCACAATGTAGTGAGCGGTGGAGACGTAACCATCGGAAAGCTCCCGATCAAGCGTGTTAACGGCCCAGGTGAAGGTGGTGGCCATGATCAAGCTTTACCTGCTGTGATGGCAGCGTTGAGAGGAGCAAGGTCTTCAGTCGTCCAATAGGTTTTAGCAACCATTAGCTCAAGGTGCTCAACATTACGGGCAACAGAAGCAGTCTGTTCATCATCACGGCTGCCAAGAGCCATAAGGTCATTGATCAGCGTAACGGAATCCAAAGATGCAGAATAGTGCTGTGCAATTTCTGCGGCTGTCGGTGTTTCTTCGATCATTACCGAGTAGTGGCGGACAACAAAAGTGTACTAGAAATGCCCTGTGTTGCCACAGGGCGGTTTGCCGATAATTAACCGGCCTCTAAGGCTACGATTCGCGCTTCAAGAGCTGTGTTTTTAGCAGAAAGCTCTTTGACTGCATTGACTAAATGCCAGACAATTTCGTCTGAACCTGTTACAGCCAAGATTCCGCTGTCACGAGTTGTTACCCAGCTTGAACGAACGTCCTTAAGCTCTTGGGCTATGACACCAAGCTGTGTACCTGTTTTAGACACTGCATCCGTAGATTGAACTTCACCATCAGTTTCAATTTCTTCTGCAGTCTTATACTCAAAGTTCTTGACGGCAATTTGATTGATTATCGAAAGACCTTCGTTATTGTCAACAATGTTTTTCTTGATCCGACGGTCTGATGTGGTAGACCAAGCAGTAGTGTTTGCACTGTTGTAAGCGCCATTACTACCACCTGCAAAAAATGTGTGGGCACCCTTGCCAGTTATGTTATAGCCAAATACATATTCTCCACCGACACCAGCTGACGATGCTTGAGCATAAGCTCCAACATATACATTACTGCTGCCTGTAGTTAAAATCGTGCCACTTTGGAAGCCAAGACCTGTGTTTGTTATACCTGAGGTGACATTTTTTAAAGACTCAGATCCGCTGGCTACGTTATAGTATCCAGTAGTACAGTTAGTAAGTGATATGTATCCAACGGCTGCATTGCTACCTACAGTAGTGATGTTCGTGAGAGCTTGATAACCGACAGCTGTGTTATTAGCAGCAGTTGTTCCGTCAAGAAGAGCTTGATAACCGACAGCTACGTTGTAGGAGCCAGTTGTGTTAGAATAAAGACTACCAGTACCAAAAGCTGAATTATAAATACCAGTAGTAGTTGTCTCCATGGAACTAGAACCACAAGCCGTGTTGTTATGGCCAGTGATGTTGAAGCGGAGAGTATTCATGCCACAAGCTGTATTATAACTTCCACTAGTAGTAGCACGAAGAGAATTTACACCAAACGCAGCGTTTTGAGTGCCAGTAGTTGAAGACTTTAGTGAATCACCACCCATCGCAGTATTGAAAGAGCCAGTAGTAAGGCTTTCAGCGCAATGTGCGCCCACTCCGGTATTAAAGGCGCCTGTTGTTAAATTGACTAGATTTCTATATCCAACAGCTGTATTTTCACTAGCTGTAGTATTATGATGAAGAGCAAAAGTTCCGACAGCAGTGTTTTCAGATCCAGTGCTACTGTTAAACAGACTTTGATAGCCTGTAGCTACGTTGTAGTTCCCAGTAGTGTTGGTCCTAAGAGAATTATATCCGGTGGCTGTGTTATTACTACCAGTAGTGTTGGCAAGTAGAGAACCTCCACCAATACTTACATTGTACTGACCAGTTGTGCTAACCCGGAGAGAATAGGCTCCTACAGCAGTGTTTTCAGCACCAGTAGTGTTAGCATTGAGCGCTTGAAATCCGCAAGCTGTGTTGTTAACAGCAGTTGTGTTGCTATATAGTGCTGCATCACCAACAGCAACGTTATTACTTGCAGTAGTGTTTAGGTAAAGGGCAGTTTTACCCACGGCTACGTTAGTAGATCCGGTAGAATTTGTGTTAAGTGCTAGCGATCCAATGGCTACATTGGAGTTGCCTGTAGTGTTGCTACGGAGAGTTTGATTGCCAATAGCAATGCCGTGACTTCCAGTGGTATTGTTAAATGCAGCCTCATAACCTACTGCAGTATTATTACTACCTGTAGTGCTATAGAGAAGAGCGCGTGAACCTAAGGCTGTGCTCGCAGAAGCAGTCGTGTTTTCTTGCAGGGCTTGTGTGCCACAAGCTGTATTATGAGTACCAGTAGTGTTTGATTGCAGGGCGCTGCTGCCTAATGCTGTATTAGTAGAAACTGAACCAGCGCCACGGCCAACAGTGACGCTGTTAATTGTTGCGTCTGCAGTAAACGTAGCGCCACCCGAACTACTAATACGCATCCGCTGGCTGCCATTGACGTAAAACGACATTGGCGTAGACGCGCCAACAGCAGATAACTGAAGATCAGCATTCGCTGCAGAAATTTGCCCTGTTAGTGTTCCGTTATAGTACCAGTTTGCATTTGCATTACTTGTAGTTCCGGTATCAAGTTTTAAGACAGGGTTTACATTTTTGACAATATGCAAGCCCGCGCTAGGGCTAGTGGTGCCGATCCCAACATTTCCGTCCCTGGTCATACTCATGACATCGGACTTAGTTCCAAAATTGTTGCGCTGAAAAGTAAGTGAATCGTTATTTCCGCCTACATAAATAGCGTAACCTCTCCTTTCGCCACCGCGTTCTAGGTAAATACCTGTTGCAGCGGTTGTGCTGGTCTGTTTAAGGTTAATTGCTGCTGCATCTGTTGCACCAGAAGCTAAATCAGCACCAACGTGAATAAGTCCGCGAGGATTTGAATTATTGATACCAACATTTCCAGCGCTGTCGATTGCCATCCGCTGGGAACCATTGTTTTCAAAAGCAATGTTGCCCGCTTCAGAGTTTGAAATATACAAAGTGTTGCCACCTTGTTGAATTACTGCACCATTAGCGCCTGTTCCTGTGGTCGTATTGGTAAGCCTAAGTTCGGCTGTTGTGTTACTACCGTGAATATGCAGATTTGTGCCAGCGTTGCTGTGAGGACTTGCGGTTCCAATCCCTACATTGCCATTACTTAAAAATGCAGCTGCAGTGCTTCCATTAGGCTGAAGGTAAATATTAGCGTCAGCATAAATATTACTGCTGCCGCTAGAACCTGTTATACGAATTTGAGCCGAACCAGATGTGTCAGAAACGTGTAATTTCTTTGCTGGACTTGATGTGCCCACCCCGACATTGCCAGCGCTGCTGATTACCATCCGCTCCGTTGGTGCAGTGTCGGCATTAGTATCACGTGTGCCAAAAATTAAATCTCCTTTTCCAAAGTTTGAGGCGTCTGTATATTCAAAAGCTATTGTGGCAACAGCGTTTGTCGCGCTTTGATTTACAGCAAAGTTTAGATTTGTTTTTTGATTGGACGCGGGGCCTGCACCTCCCGCAATATTTACTGCCGCAGCGCCTGCATTCCCAAAACTTGTTGTAGCTGCAGAGCTAACCCACAGGTAGCCCGTAGTTGCTGTCAAGCCTCCTAGCGCTACTTTGCCAGCATTGTCGATAAGAATTTTTTGACTTCCGCCAAGTGAAGCCGCAAGCTTGTCTGCTCCGGGTGAAAATATTCCTGTATTAGAGTCACCATCAAAGCTAAGATCTGGAGCGCTTGCACTCGCTGCATTATCAAGCAGCAATGCACCAGTCATGGTGTCGCCAGTGACGTTCACGAACTCACCAGCTTGACTGCGCCATGCGGAGCCGTCGTAAATCTTCAGGTCATATCCACTGGTGGTATCAAGCCACTGTTCGCCTTTTTCATTGCCCTGCTGACCAGAAACAGTACCTGTGCCAGTGCCTGCACCACTGGCGGTAAAGACAACACCAACAGTGTTCGCACTTGCGCCAACTGCTGTGAAGTCAGTATTGCCAAGCGTCAAGATCTGATAAACCGTACCGCTTACCAGCGCGTCTGCAGCAGTCGTAGCCGGTGACGAGTTCGGCGCTGCAGTCCCAATATGCACTGGTCCGACTTTGACCAAGTCACCGTTGCTGTCCTTAAAGAACAGGCCCGGCGATGCTTGATTGGTGTTGACGGCAATCTGACCTGCGCTAAGCACGTTAGGGATTGGCCGCTTATGCGCTGAGCTGCTGCGAAGATTTTGGATTGCCATCCTTAGCGCCCTTTAACAGGCCGGAATTACTCCGCCATCTTACGAAACTCAGAAGCTGCCGTCATCTAGCTGCGAAGTCAAAGCGAGAGTGCCAGTAGCGTTAGGCAACGTCAAAACTTGGTCTTGCGTAGGGTCTGCAATCGCCAAGGTGGTTTCAAAGGCGTCGTCAGTCGGACCTTCAAACACCAATGAACCTGTGTTGCCAACAAGCACCTGACCAGTAAAGACGCCACCGGCCTTCGGAATTGCCAATGCCGCCAAGTCGTAAGCGGTCTTGACGCCATTCGGTGTTGCAGCAGTTGTGGTGCTTGAGGATGCGACACCATCAGTCAGCTGCAGAACGCCGACAGCACTCGTTGTGCCAGTGCTAACTGTCAGTGCAGGTGTCGTCGTGCCATTCGTGACACCAAGCGGTGCAGTGACCGAGACGCTAGTGACAGTACCGACTTGATTTGTAATCCACTCAAGGCCGGTTGTTGTGCTGCTGTTGGCACTGAGAATGAAACCGTTTGTGCCAACTCCAAGCTTATCGAGCGTTGTCGCAGCGCTAGCAGCGATCAAATCACCTTTGGTATAAGCAGCAATGTTCGTGCCGCCGTGATCAACATCAAGAATGCCACTGGTAATGTTCTCAGCGTTGCGAGATTCGTTGCTGACTTCTTCAAGAGCAGTCTGCACATTTGTCGCGCCAATCTCCCCCGCGGGGGCAAAAGCAACATTATTCGCCGTCTGCGCTGTATAAGTACTGCTGACATCAATTTCAAGCCATGCAGCTCCAGTTGACAGCAACAAGTCAGGCGGCGCCAGCGTCACTGTGGGAGCTGGTGATGTGCCTGTTCCTCCGATAGAAACGATTACGTAATAGTTAGAGTTGTCTGAAGATGGAGATGGCAAAGCATTGCCAACTGCCAAACCAATCGCGGTGCCTTCATTTGTAACAGATGCAATTTGATTGGTAGTTGCGTTATATGTACCACCGAGAATAATGGCACCAGCCGAAATGCCAATTGACTGCCAAACATTTCCATCCCAGAGGAAGAAGTTCTTATCTAGGGGGTTGAAATGCAGCTGTCCTGTAAACGATGCAACAGGTAATGTCTCGCCAATAGACGCCGTTGACTTGTTGGCAAGTTTTGTTGCCGTGATTGCGGCAGCGCCAATACGATCTGACGCAAACGAACCAGTCGTGACCTTTGAGGCATCAAGAACTGGAATATCGCTAGCAATCAGATCAACAGCAGCACTGATGTGACCCTGTGCGTCAAATGTGATCCCGCTCTTGGTTGCAGCAGTCACGGTGTTGCTGTGATTCAGCGTGCCGCTTGATACAGCTAAGCCAGTGCCTGGCTGAATAATGCCTTTTGCGCTGCTTGTTGCATCAGGCAAATCAGCAGGAACAAGTGCGCGGAATGTAGGAGCAGCATCTGAGCCAGATGCTGGGCCAACAAAAACCGAGTTAGCAGCTTGCGTCTCAAGCGTCAGCGTGATGTTTGCCGTGAAAGCATCAGGATTGTTGACGACGATTGACAGAGGCGTTGACTCTGTAACTGTTACTGACTGAATGCCAGACTCTTGAACCCAGGTGTTCCCGGTGTATCTGTAGGCGATGCTGGTCGCCGTGTTAAACCAACCTTGGCCAGTAAACGCCCCAGCGCCGCTAGGCGTAGAAGAACTAACAATACAAGTGGACTGATCACCTAGCTTGTCCTCATCGATCGCAGAAGCGTTTATTTTTGACGTTGTTACTGCGTTTGTTTGGATGTTGGCCGCACCAACGATGTTGCTTGCCAATGCAGTGGCAAACGATCCAGTGCCAGAACCTGTGACAGCACCGGTCAATGTAATTGTTTGATCACCAGTGTTAGTGCCTGAGCTAGTGCCAGCAAAAGATGACCCATTAGTCCAAGTGCCAGTCGCAACAGCAAGATCTCCAAGACCAAGTGTTGTGCGCTGTGCTGCAGCGTTTGCGTCATCTAAAAGTGCTCGGCCAGCACTGGTACAAGCTATTTGCTCGACGGTGCCAGCACCTGAAGTGCTGCGGCCAAGAATTACATCTGTGGTTGTAGTGTCTTGCAGTTTGTCATACGTGACTGCATCGCTGGCGATGTTGCTAGTACCAACAATTCCTGCAGCAAGTGTTGTGGCGAAGCTCCCAGTGCCAGTGCCGGTGACAGCACCAGTTAGCGTGATTGTCTGATCACCAGTATTAGTGCCGCTAGACGTACCAGAGTGCGTACCGCTAAACGTGCCGCTTTGCGTCGCAAGCGTTCCTAAGCCAAGTGTCGTGCGCTGCGCTGCTGCATCTGCATCGTCTAGAAGTGCTCGTCCTGCCGCTGTCAAAGAATATGCAGCGTAAGTATCTGAACCAGTCAGATAAATACTTTGATTAGCAGCAGTTGTGAGGCTAGAAATACTTTGCAAGCCTGCATCAAAACTTTGTACGTCTACTCCCAGCTCTACACCTAAGTTGACCCTGGCCCCAGCTGCCGTACTGCTGCCAGTTCCGCCATCGGCGACTGTTAGATCAGTGATGCCAGTAATCGTGCCGCCAGTAATCGTTGCACTTGTACTGCTGAGATTGGCTGTGACTGTTCCAAACGTGACCGCATCATTGGTGTCAATACCAAGCGTCGTTCGCTGAGCCGCTGCATTCGCATCGTCAAGCAAAGCGCGTCCAGCAGCAGTACAAACGATCTCTTCAATAATTCCTGCGTTTGCACTGCTACGACCTAGCAGTCGATCAGTTGCCGTTACGTTCTGAATCTTGGCGTATGTGACACCATCATCAGCAAGAGCAGCGGTGCCGATTTTTGTCGCGCTGGCCTGATCCAGCTTTCCAAGGTCAATAGAGCTGGCATCGACTAGATCAAGACCTGCATCGACTAGGTTTTTTGCAGTGACCTTTTTAGTTTCCGAGCCGCTGACATCAGCGATGGCAAGGACATCGTTCTGTGCGACGCCTGCTTTGGACAACTCGACGAGTTGCGTAATCCTTTGGTCAGCCAAGGCTCAACTCCATCGACGGGGACACATGGGCTCAGTTTAGTCCGTTACTTCCTGCAGGAGGAAGTCAAGACCTTGCTCAACCCTGATGCGATCGTCATCTTCCTTCAGAATGTAGTCCGAAGGCTTGCCGATCACAAGCTTGATTTCATCGGTCGTGACAAAATCAATCGTGCAGGTCACTACGCCGCCAGTTTCTACGGTTACTCCGACAGATGTTGTGACTGCAGTTGCTTGATAAAAAATGTTTTCAACAGTTGGTATTACTGCTTTGTCTGTTAGATACAGCGCAATGTCAAACGCAGAACCTAAGTCAAGACGCTGGATTGTTTGCAGCATAAAGATTGGTGCTTCTTCAGTGCCAGATGTCGTGTAATCAAAAAAGCATTCAATGCGACCGCTGCCACTTATCAAACCTGCGCTGTGCTGTTGTTTATATTTGTCAGAAAGTGTTGTAAGATCCACGCTTTCGCGTGATGTGTTGAACTCGTATCTTGTGACATTGCCAAGAATGTTGAATCTAATATCGCGAACGCTCAAAGTTACTTCTATGGGATTGCCAGTAAACGCCTGCAGATCAATTTCATTAGATCTGGTGTTGTTTACTGCATCTTCAAATGAAGGATAAAGCCTTAAGCCGCCTGCAGCATTTACGTTGACAAACGTGCTGAAAGTTTTTTCGATCGCTGCCGAACTCCAATTCGAGGCAGGTATAAAAGCCAGTCCACGACTGTCCGTCGTCTCAATGTCGATGCGATCACCAGTAAATAAGTTATCAGTTGCACCATCAACGCCTACTCGCTCAAGCGTTGTATTGATGTCGTCAGGATCTATAGAAGCCTCAATACTCCCGATAAATACATCAGTGCCACGACGCAGCCTAATGTTGCCGTGATTGCCAAGGTAAAAGGCCATCAGCTAATGACTTCAGTGAAGTCTCCGTCAACAGTGAAGTTGATGGGCACGACACTAAGCTCACCAGTGCTTACGGACACGCTGGCTGAGGTGATGTACGCATTGAATTTAATGTCGTCTGCATTAGCACCGCCAACATTTAACTCAAGCAATACTCTCTGAGTTGTTTCAATCGCACCCGTTTTCATAATTTTTGACAGCAATTCAGTGAACTGCGTCAGCGTTGCGCTTTCGCCAGTCTCAAGTTTGTAATACATCAGAGTTGCGCTACCTGTTGCACCTTTTACACCAGGCACAAACGTATTTACAGAACTGTCGATCGTATTAGTGCTGAGCAATTCGACTGTCGTTTCCAGCGACCAGTCACGGATTTTTGCTACAGGCTTGCTGTTGAAGACCAAAGAGCCGGTACGGCCAGTGAAAAAGCCCATTGACTTGGCCAGAACATTGCTTTCATATTAGCTTACCTCGAATTGGTCGCTACGAAAATCAGCGATGCGTGCTCTCGGTTGGTCGTCGCTTTCTGTAAAGCAAGGATACTCAAGTGCTTTCACCGAGACTTCTCCTTCTTCTTCTATCGCCACCTCCGTAACTCGATACACTCTCTTGCTTGGTTTTTCAGTGCCCATCACAAACATGCGGCCAACGTGGCTTGTTGGCAATCCTGATACGACGTTGCCTGACACGGAGTAAGTGCCTGAATTGACGTTACCTTTTTCAGCGTCGTAAAAAAGGAAAGAATATGATCCATCTCGGATCTGGTCCTTAATAGGGCTGTTGAGTGCGCCGCCTTCCATCACGACACCTGTTGAGTAGCTGTCCCAATCTTTTAAGCCAATGTCCACATAGATAAACGAACCAGGCTCGATAGCAGCTTCTGACGGGAAGGTGCGGAACTCAATGCCTTTGCGTATCCAATGTCGCTGATTTACCAAGAGCTTGCCAAACATGATTGCTTGCTCTTTTTGTGTAACAAACTGACTTGCGTCAAATGTTTGGCGGACAGCTTCCCCGTCGTCCACATTTGCTCTGCGGACTTCAACAACCTTGTTGACGCTAAAAACATCCTCAGAATTCGTTTCCCTATACACCACGCTCGCAATCAGCTCTTGCGTTCCAGCGCCATAGTTTAGGAACTCTTCCTTAAAGCTATCTTCGAAAATGTTGCCTGGCGTAAACAAAGCTGAAATGTCTAATGGCACTGGTTTGCCGTTGCCATCAGCTGCTTTACCAGAATTATTTACTGGGACAGCAGGCACCAAAGTATCTGCGCCATTCTTGCGAGCAAGCTCTAGCAAGCTAAATGGTGCGTTCTCGATCCAGAATGAACGCCACGAACCTGCATCAGCGATAACGCCATCCATGCAAAGACTGATTCGACTTCCTTCATTCACAGGTAAATTGTTATTCTTGCAAAAATCTTTTGCCAGTATCAAGCTGGACTGATCCAAGGCAGCCTTTCGTGCATACTTGGCAACACCATTTTCTTTGTCCAGCACAGTGTCCGCAAAGATGTCAGGCGCAAAACTTGTTGAGGTGCTTGTCGGCTGATCAAAGTTTTCCGCAGTAAAAGCATCTTTGCCCCTTGTGACAAATGCCGTGATGTTGCGTAAGTCTTGGATGCCGCGCCCTGCTGTTACGTTCACAGACATCATTGACAGCTTGCTGTATTTACCGACTGTTGATTCCTGCTGCTGCTCGGTCACAGCAGTGATTACAAATTCTGGCCCTGATTCATGACTAAACTGCACTTGGGTGTCAGTATTGACGCTGAACATGTCCCATTCGTTTGTGAAGCGAGGTCCACGCTCTTCTAGATTCGGGAAGCCCCAAGTGTTTGTTGATGTTATATTCCGGCCAGACCAAGAGAATGTAACGCCACCTGACGAGTAAGTCGCAACCTTTTCTGAGTTTTCAATAAAGCCAAAACGCTTTTGTCCGTTAGACAAGGTTTCAGCTTTAGCGTCATAAACAGGGTCAAACTTGAAAGAATAGCGATTACGATCGTTTGATGAAAAATTTAGTTGATTGTAAAAGTCGCTTTCTGTGCCGTGACGAACAACAAAGATGACCGGGAGAATAGTGTAGTCGCCATCAGTGTCTTTTTTATATGAAACACGGAAGAACGCCATACGCCCTTTCACTCCGTTGTCGCCATCCTTGTAACCATCAGGCGCATCTTTTTCAGCGTACTTCTTTTGCCTGCCGCTAATGCGCCTAAACAGCTTAGACTTGATTGAAAAGCGAACAGCATCACATTCGTTAATTGTTTCGTATGAAGCCGACTCGCACTTGACTAGACATTTTACAAAAAAATTGTTATCAAGGCTTTTTACATATTTGTCATCAAACACATCTAAAGTAGCGCGAACTTGCTTTAGAGCTTGACGCTTGTTATTGATAAACTCTCTGTATTTATCTTTTACTGCTTTGGTGCCTACCGTGTCAGTCACTTGACCTGTTTCTGGTAACTGCTTGATTCGGCGCTCCATAGCCCTGATTCCGCCGCTGCCGTAGTAGTTGCCGCTTAGCCCTGTAAACGGCGTCGAAGAACTTGACTGCAGCTGTTTTACATACACGTTGCGGGCTCTACCAATCAACTTATTTCTGCGCTTTTCACGCCTCTCACGCAATTCGTCTAATCTATCTTCAAAGTTTTGAACTTTCTTAAATCCTGAGCTTGTTGCTCTGCTCAAAACATTCCTTTGCTCACCAGTTCCGCCTGTGTCGTTCTTAAATGATGTCTGCCTTAATATGTTTTGAGGTGTTTTCTTGTCGAGATTAGGCTTTCGCTTCTCTTTTACCTTAAATATATTATTGTTAATGTTTTGAATTTTTCCTTCAGTTCTGTCCTTTTTAAGAGCTGCATCGATATCCTTACTCAACTGTGTTTCTTTGCCGTTAAACTCTTCGTCATATACTCCGTTTAGGATGTCATCCACCTCTTGCTTTGCTAAATCCAAATCTTTGTTTATTTCGGCAAGTAGCGTGGCAGCGTCCAATGTTGGCTTTTCAGCTAGAAAGTCATTGAGCAACTGCTTGGTGTATTCGATTGATCCATTTATTGAAATGACCGTATCGTCTTTTTCCCCAAGCTCATTGGTCCATTCGACTGTTCTTGAGCCACCGAAATCGTAAGACAACGCTCCAAATTTTATTTTTACGCCTGTAGTAATCATTTCTCCGTCAACGTCTCCGTCATTGCTTAAAATACGCTCAGCCTCTTCCAGCTCCTCGCGTCCTGTCGCTTCTGTAATCGGTCGCTTTCTTGAATACGCAGCAGTCGGCCTGCGACCACGCTCAATGCACTCAAACCGCGCAGTAACATCACCGTCGTCCACGTCTTGGGTAGAATTTTCTGTAAAGTCTTTAAGCTTAAATTTTGCAGCGCCTAACATGTAAGTCGCACCAAACGTAAGAGATTCTGCTGTTTGCCTTCTTATATCTCTGGCGATACCACGCGCATCATCATCTCCATCTTTATTGCTGCTACTTTCAAACTTTACCTTGATAGCATCACCTACGTCGTAAAATTCGTCCGAGCCTGCATTCCAGCTACTTGTAGTCAGCTTAATGTTAATTGGGGCGTCTTTTGTCTTGCCTTTTTTATTACGCGTTAAAACATCAACATTGACTGGGATCGGATCAAAGACGCCAAGAGCAACGGATGACGAAGGGCTATAAGCCTGGCTATAGCCTTGCTCTGTGTTGCCTTTTACCAAGCACACTCTGGCTGTATCTGGCTTTACTAATGCTTTGGGGAATAATTCTTTGTTCCCAAAAACCAAATCGCCAAACTTGACATTCTTATCTCCGCCACTATTATTTTTGTAAAAAATCCAAATCAGACCAGGATTCAATGAGTTCAACGCGAGCTGCCCGAACGCAGTCTTCTCAGGGTCTATACTCCTGATTTTTGACGCACCAAGCACCATCAGCAACTGCATAAATTGCGATGATCCGAAGTTTTCAATAGCGGACCACACCAATGAACCAGACACACGAACGCCGCCGTTAGGGTTTTGATCAGTATTGGTGTAGACCAAATTGACTGGGTTGCCGTATGCAGCTAGCTCTTGCGCACTGTTAAATCCGAACGTAGGTGCAAAACGCTGCTGACGTTGTCTGCGACGATCACGCGCACCAGGAATTTCAGGCTTTGGCGCAAGCAGTGCCGCACCAACTTGAAACAAAATGCCTACAACTGTCAGCACTAAAGCTTGTGTAAAAGGGTCCGCTGCTCGAACGTCTAGCGCGGTGCCAATCTTCGGATCCTTGTACTCCTGCTGGATCGCGACAAACTCTAGATACTGTTCTTTCGTAATTGCCAGCGACTCAATCAACTGGTGCTCGTAGGGGAGAAGCTTACGCATCAGTCAATCCAGAAGTAGTAAGCCAAAGCACGCGACACAGGAATGCGTACAACGCGTTTGCCAGGAGAAATGAAAACGATGCTGCCATCAACAACGCTTCCCAGTGCTGGACTTGTCGGGTCAGCAAGCAACGCCACAGCTCCATGTTCTGGCAGTTTAAGACGCCTGCCCTCTTCTAGTAACCATCGAGCAAGACGAATCGGCGTTAATGTTTTTGGACTATACGATCGATAAGCCCAAGCAAACCTGTCAGAGTAATCACTTAGCCCTAAACGCTTGCGAATCTCGCATACGAGCTGGAAACAGTCAGTCTGATTGTTGCCATCACGTAAGCTTGCCCCCCAACAGTATTCAAGGCCGATTAAATCATTCATCGCAATGACAACGCTGACTCCAAAGGCAAAATCCCAACATTTTTACTTGTCAACGAATTTGCCGGAAAGTTAGACGCAACCGCATCAAGAGCTGAGCTGAAACGTAACTCGATCGTGTCTGTACTAAACGACGCACCAAGGCCAACAAAGATTTCATGCGGACCATTATTGCTAACACCGCCAGACTGATTTACAAAACGCGTATCAAGCGTCAGCAAACTTTTGCGATTGCCTTCGCCCTCTTCAACAAGCCTGACCGCATATTCAGTGGCAGGAAACAAAACTGTAAGCTGATCGTTATCACCGTTCAAACTTGAAACAGATCCATTTACTTGAAATGGTGCGAATGAAAAAGACGCCCCGCCAAACGTCTGCTTAGAACCAACAAAATAATTTTGAAAACAATGCCGTTTACCGTTGTCGGTCAATAGATCAAAAAATTGAACCAGACGGATTTCATTTGTCATGCTTCAATTTCTCCGATCAGCTTTACAACCACAGTGCTTATGCCTGACTTGACACTCTGCACTTTCGGCGGTTCCGCATAACGCCATTTTACGTCAGCTGGACTTCGCACCAAGTCTCTAACGCCGTTGTCCATGCCCTCAAACACACGCGCAGGTAACGTAAAGCTCTCAAATGTCCCATCTACATTGCCGTAATGATCCATAATTTCCTTTGCTGTGCCTGAATTAGTTCGCAGCTCAGAGGTGTCGCCTATGTTCTTAAAGGTTAGATCCATCGTGTAGCCGGTCTGTCTATTGCCGAATGCACGCTTGAAAATTGCCCCAGACAATGACCTGTAGGTCTTGCTGGGATAATCGCCCAGAGAGAATGAACGGGTTGTCGGCTTTATGCTTGGGAATGCCATCAGCTAATACCGACACGGGCGCGTGTGCGCGGGCTGTTCTGCATTCTATCTAGCGTCATATTCATGCCACGTTTAGCACCATCACTTGCCGCCTGACGACGTGTTGTCGCCATTGCTGATTCGAGCTGCTCACGGCTGACGTACTCCGTTCCGCCAATGCTAGTGGTCTCAAAGGTGAAGTTCATAGACATGCCTGCGTTGCCTGCAGGAGAGTTGCCCATCATCCTCCGCATATCTTCATTCCGCATAATGCCACCATCTTGCCCAGGAACAAACAGCTCAGGACCACGTTCGCCGACCATATAAGGACGACCGCTATCAACAGGACCACCATTGGCTGCAAAACCAGGAATGCCCAAACTAGAACCTATGCCGCCAATACCAGCGTTCAACAAAATGCCGCCAATCTGTTTCAACACTCCAGACAACGACTCTCGCAAAGACTTGCTGCCATCAATGGCGCTGGTAATCGTATCAACGATGCCAGCCTGAATTGATGCGCCAATGCTCTCATAAACTTGTTTCAACTGTTGCGCTTGAGCTTCTAATCGTTCCTGCACTCTTTCCTCTTCCGTCTTACGCTCTTGTGCAGCTTTTTTGAGCTGTTCAGTCGCATCTATTTGGTCATGTAGCGCAACAGTCGCTTGCAGCTCTGCTTTGACCTGATCATCAGTCAAGCCTCTTTTGTTTCTCAAAATTTCAGCAATCTGTATCTGTCGTTCAAATTGCTGCCGCTCTTCATTTGTTAACGCAGACGCTAATAATGTTTGATTTTTAAGGCTTTGCACTCGATCTTCTGACGCAGCCGCTTGCCTCCTAGCTGCTTCTGCTAGACGCTCTGCGTCTGTAGTTGCTTGCGCGTCGCTTGCACCCCCGCCAGTCGGAACAATGTTGCTGGCTGGGGCATCAACAGTAGGTGCTGGTGTAGCCGTACTTCGAAGTTTTTCTGCCGCTTCAAACTTTTTCAAAGCCAGAGCTTCAACTTCAGCCTCATCAGCTTTTCTTGTACCACGACCCATGACACCGCCCAACTCTTTGCGGGCTTGCGTACGTGCAGCATTCATACGGAACATTCTCCCAAGCGCGTCTGTCGCACGTACCGCTGCAGTGATTACAGAATTAACAAGATCTAAAATGCCTTTAATTGCTGGGCCAAGAACTTGATCTAAACTACGCATCAACGTACCAATTTTGTTGACAATTTTAGTAATCTGCGACGAAACCGTCTGACCCATAATGTCAGCAGCGTCTTTAGCGGCTCCAGTTGCATCTTTTTGATTGCCAAGATTTTTATTAAACGTGACAAGATCGTCGTTAATCAAAGGCATCAATGCCTTGAGAGCGTCAACCGATCCGAACAGTTTTGTAATCTCAACCTCACTACCACCAGTTGCTTTAATGACATCTTCCAAGAAACCGCCAAACCCTTTTGTTTTTATTGCCGCACTGCTGAAATCTAAACCTAACCTCTTGGCTGCCTTTGCCGCCTCAGCCGTTGGCTTGACAACAGAGGCGATAACTTGGTTAATACCAGCAAACGTGCTTTCAACTGGCACACCTTGAGCAGTGACAGTAGAGATTGCTGCATTTAGCTCATCTAAACCCACGCCAGCAGCGGCTGCGATAGGAGCGACACGACCAATTTGCGTAGCGTATTGTCCAACAACGATTTTACCGTCGTTTTGTGTCTGTATAAATCCATCAACGATCTTGGCCACACTGTCTGTAGTTAAGCCGTAAGAATTCATCACGCTTGTTGCAGCATCTGACACCGTTGCAATGTCAGTCATTCCACCTGCTGCACCAAGAACTGATGCTTCTAAAATTTTTGTAATGTCAGCAGCATTACTAAAACCTGCAGAGGCAACGTCATACGACGCAGCTAACAACTGGTTTGACGATGCCAAACCATCTGTGCGAGCCACAACACCTACAAGTTGATTTTCTAACGCTTTCGCGTCAACTCCAAGCGTTCTTACCGCTGCTCTTGCTCTGTCAGCCTCAACAAAACCCTTAAATCCTCCTACAACTGCCGCGGCGGCACCTGCTACTAAAGACAGTGGCCCAAGTATGCCTTTGACCGCTACACCCAAAGCTTTTGTTGTTACACCAGCAGCGCCTGCACCTTTACCAAAGGCTTTAATTGCATTTTCTGCAACGCCAGTAGAACCACCAGACTTGCGGACTGCGACCTCTAACTTGTTGACTTGCCGTTCGAGCTGCGCAACCTTTCTGTTTGCGTCGCGTGTTTCGACCTTAAACCTAATGCTGGTTTCAGTAGCCACGGCATCGCACCTAGTACGTCAATCTTACCGCCGCTGCGTCCTTCCGCGATTCATTGCCTGCTCTTCTCTTTTGTTTTTTAGCTCGTAGTACGCAGCAAAATGCACAAGCTCTGCATCAGACAACTCTGTTCGCAGCTTGCTAACCGTCATACCTAGCTCGCAGGCCAAGAAAAACTCAAAATAGAGCCAGTTGTCCTGCTCTAAGCTTTTTTTGCTGCATCAAGGTCTTCGCCTTCACCAACGCCAAACAAGAACAGTTCGAGGTCGTTTAGCACAGACTCAGGCAACTCATGCTGAAGCTTGGCCGCGTCGGCACTGGCGAAAGCTTTTGATCCGTCATGCAACTCAGCAAGTTGACACAGCATTTGCGTGCTGATGTCCAATGCTTCTTCACTGTTCGCCAAACTTTGCGCACGCTTGCGATCAGCCCTTGTGATGGGACGAAAGTAGAGATCTAGGACAGGATCGCCTGCTTCAGTTTTGATAGTGAACTTGCGCCGCTGGCTAAGGTCAAAAGCCCCAACCAGTAGATCAACTGTCCTGACGTTTTTAGCGGGCATACATCACACTGATGCAATAGCGACTGCACCCTTAGTGTCAAACCCAAGAGTTACAACCTGTAGCTCACCAACCGTAGCACTAAATTCTGCGCTAGTAATCAATATATTGAAAGTAATTTTTTCGCTGCCAGAACCTTGGCTGCCAGCATCAAACGTGTAAAGCTCGGCACCTGCAACGGTTGATTCAGTGGCTGGAGTCGTAAGGATCTCACGAATCAAGTCACCTTTGCCATCTCCAGCAGCAGTTTTTTCATAAAACACCTCGATGGTGCCACTACCGCCAATCAAGCCGCCAACTCGATCACGGAATGAATCGCCCATCTTCGTCACTTCCAATGATTCTTTATCAATAGTCAAAGACCACGTCCGAACAGCTGCAACAACTGTCAACGTGTCACCAGAATCATGCCGGAACAGAACGTTGCCTTGTTCGCCGCGATAGAAAGCCATGGTCAGAGTTCCTCGATAAATTCAAAGGTCACACGGACCTGTGTTTGGAAAAAGCCCTCGGGTGTTGGCGATGCCAATACCTCTGGCCCTGTGGGAGCGTCGAAGTAGACCCCCGACACGATGACTCTATTGTAAAGGTCTCGAATGCGTTTTCCAATAACGTAGTTGGCCCCTGGCCCGACGCCTTTTGTTGAAAATATATTAATAACGACTATTCCAAAAATCCGATTGTCTGAATCGGTTGTGCCGCGAAAGCTCAAGTACTCGCCTCTCCCAAACGTCGTCAGGCATTGCACCCATGACGTATTCGGCGCTGGCTCATAGGCCATGTTGTGAAAGATAACCGGCAACAAAGGGCTATTCGCAAGCTCCGTTGCTAAACGCGCTTCGATCGTGGCTCGGATCGCGTTGAGATCTGCTGCAGCCATTTATGTCCTCCGTACGATTTTTTGATACTCACCTTGTGCCCAAGAGACAAGCTCCTTAGCAATCAAATCTGGATAGCCAGGTTCAGTCCCCTGACGTGTTTTGTATTCGGGCCTGCCGTTCTCGTCTACCCAGGACGGCGGCAAGTTTGTTCCGTACGCAACTGGCTCTGCATACTCAACTCGGTTTTCAACAACACCCTCAAATTCTTTGATCTCTGGCAACCAACCATTACGCAACGTGCCTGTATCAACAGGCGTCGCCAGCTTCAAACGCTTTGTTGCCTCCAGCGTTGTTGCTGCAACTAAGGTGCTGACCTCTTTGCGAAACTTGTCACCAATTTGATCAAGCCGAATCTTGCGTGCCATCCTTAGACCCTCAAAATCAGTTCGTGAGTAATTGGCGTGTTGTCTTGCTCAGTCGTCTGCACGCGAATCACTTGATGCTCAATGCCACCAATAGTCACTCGGTCCTTTGTCTCTGGCACTGATGGCAGATCTTTTGCTGCCACAGTCAAACGCTTGTCACCAGCTTGAATAAGCTCGTTGACTTCACGCGTGTTGACATCTTCTAAAACTCCTTTGATTTCGTGCGTTTCGACCGTCGTTGAAAAGTCAGGAATCGTGCCAGTGGCCGTGTCGTAGTCACCCGCCGTAACGTAGCGAATCGTAACATCACCACCAAGCTTGGCAATGACCTTACCGGCTACGTTCTCCAGCGACTTAGCTAACGACATCAGGCGATGTAGGCAAGGACAGTGCCGGAAGTTAGCTTGACCTTGGTCATCACAAGACCCTCAATACAACATGCCTTGCCAAAGTTAATTGCAGTTGCATTGCCGGTAGCAAGATTCTCGTCGATGCTTTCTGCTGTCAACGTATGGATCACAGAATCCTCAAGCGCCATCAGCTTCACAAACTTAGCTGTGTGCTCAGCTTGGTCAGTGATAATCGTTGCCCTGGTCGGAGCGTATCCAGATCCGTAACCCATGATTAGCTCCTGCGGATAGCGATGTTGCCTGGTCCACTAATTCTAAGGCCAGTCAAGTACCTTTCAAACATTGGTGGCACACGATCCGCACCAACAGCACCGCTCTTGTCAGGCGTCACCTCAATGCTGCCAACCTTGACGCTCTTAAAGTCTTCAAGACCACCAAGGCTGATGCCATCGACGTTATTGTGCAGATACACAGCTAGCTCAACCTGTGCACGCTTGACCTGATCAGGGATCTCGGTATTCGTGTAGTAATCCTCGGTCAGCCTGAACGGAAAGCCGTGCGAAAACGATTGGATATACGTGTCTGGCTTACGAACACCCTCACGCGGCCATTGCAATGCCTGCGTTGAATTGGTTCGCGCTCCTAAAAAACGTTCACGATCAAGGCGCTGTGTAGCTGCCGTCAGCGCACGATGTCTGTTGTCAGTTGTGCCCGTCGTCCATTTGGAGACATCGGCACTAGAAATCATTGCCTCAACCATCGTGTTTGCATCAGTCAGCGTCACGTAGCTGTTGGCGTTTGCGTCGCCCACTGTTGCGTTGATTGTTACTGCCATCGGCTTTAGCGGTGGAGGTCTTCTTAGTTGGCTTTACAGAAGCAGAGGCTGCCGCTTGCGCAGCAACCTCACGC